ACTTTAATGTTATAGACGCTATCTATGATATTCAAGTATTTGATGAACCTGAGTTTCTATTATCCCATAATGAATTTGAAAGAAATGATGTAATTACTATAAACCCAAGTGAGGAACTTATAGAAGAATTTATATTACAAGAAACTGTTTTAGTAGAAGATTTTGAACAGATTAATACTTTTATAGAGTTTGAAACCATTGAGGAATTAGAAGAATGGTTTGAAGAAGAAATTAGAGAAGAAATAGCAGAAGAAACAGAAGAAGCTGAAGAAGAACTTTATGCTGAAGAAGAAGTTTTTGAAGAAGAAGTGGTAGAAGAAATATTTGAAGAAATAGAGGAACAATTTGAGGAAGAAGAAAGAGTAGCTTTAGAGGAAAGGGAAGAAGAGGTTTTAGAGGAAGATGAGGTTGAATTAGTTGCTGAAGAGAGAACATCAAGAAGTGGAATAACTTCAACTATGTTAAATGTTGTTGGACAATCTATAAGAACAGCATCTAGCAGCAATACATCTTCTAGTAGTTCTTCTGGGGGTTATTCAAGTGGAAGTAATAGTGGTGGAAATTCTAGTAGTGTAAACAGTAGTGCTGTTAATTCTTCTGTTACAGGTGGTGGAATAAGTACAAGCAGTTCACCAAGTATGTCTGACCAAATAGCTTCTGCTAATGTGCAAACAAACACTATTCTTTCTTTAAGCCAAGACACAAGCAGTATGTCAGGGGGAAGCTCTCAAACAGTTAGTAGTGTTTCTACAGTTATAACGCCTATGCCAACATTTGATAATAACCCACAAGTAGTTATGGCAGATGTTCAGGTTCAGAATATGCAAGGTGAGATAGATACAGCAGTATCAGGAGTTATGACAGCTAGTGAAGCAGATCAAATAGCTGACGAAATTATTGCCAATAATATAAAAGAACAACAAGAACAGGCAGAAAGTGAGCAACAAGAAACAGGACAATACGCAGACGAATCAACATTAATAGCTTATTTAGGTTATGTACCAGCATTTGAAGTATATAAGACTTATGAAATACCTAAACAAGAAACTTGGTATCAATCTAGAGATATTTATAATGATATAAATATAAGTGATAATGTTAATGCTTTTTATAGTTTAGCAAGCAATAATATAAGTTTAATGAATAATATGATTGGACAACAACCTAATTTATAGGAGAATGATATGGATTGGTTTCAAAATAAAACAACGCAATTAATAGCTTTAGTATCGATTGTAGGTACTTTGGCTGGTTTTGGTTACACAGGAGCTACTTACGTTAATCGTTTAGAAAATCTTGAAGCTAAAATAGGTGGTTTAGGTGAGACAGAAGATGCTCAACAAGCCATTGAAGAACGCTTTGCCAGTATAGAAACTCAAGTTACATATTTAGAAAAACAAATAAACAGTATAAAAATACCTGACAATAGCGATATGCAAGCTTCTGTTGCTTCATTAACTAGCGATGTTGAAAGAATTTGGATTGAATTAGATAAGCTAGAAGATAGTAAAAATCCTTTAGCTAACTAAATGGCAATAAAATTAAAATTAGTTTTAAACTGGTTTGTAGATTTATTTAAAACCAGATACAAAATAACAGTATCTTTTAATAAAGAATATGGAGATGCTGATGATAAAATTTATATAACAAAAAAAATTATTACTAAAAAAGAAAAACATTTAAAGTTTAAAGATGAAAATAATAATTTAATTGAATATAGAAGTGCATCAGGTCTTAATTATATTATAGAGGATGTGTAATGAATCAAGCATTAGCAGGAATAATAATAGTATTAGGATTTCTAACTTATTATTTATACAATCAAAATCAAATACTTACAGCTAATAACATGGCATTAGAAGGTGCTATAGCTACACAAGAAGAAGCCATACAAAGTTTGCAAGATGACTTTGAGTTACAAACCACACAATTAAATGAACTTAATTTAAAAAGTCAGGCTGCTCAAAGAGAGTTAAATAGATATACACAGTTTATACAAAACTACGAGTTAGCAGCTAAAATACTTGCAGACCCTGTAGAAATGCAAAGGAAAATAAATAATGGAACTAAACACATTATGGAAGACATTGAGAAAATCAGCGTTACAATTGATAGTCTTGATGACGATATGCAGTTGCAGTCTTATTCCAACTAAACAAATAGAAATATCTGCAAAACCTCTAGAGCGTAAAATTGCTCATCCTGTTATGCCAAGAGAAATAGATTTGCATGAACCTATGTGGATTACTATTACACCTGAGAATGTAGATGAGCAGTTAGCAAAAATAGAAAAACAAGAAGGTGAATTAGTTTTTCTGGCTATGACAATACCTGACTATGAGGTAATGGCATATAATATGCAGGAGTTAAAGAGGTATATAACTGAATTAAAAGAAGTTGTTGTTTATTACAAAACAGTAACAACACCTAAATCTAAAACAGGGGATTAAAAATGAATATATCAAGAGAAGGAATAGCTTTAATTAAAAAATTTGAAGGCTGTGAGCTACAGGCATATAAATGTCCAGCTGGTGTATGGACTATAGGTTATGGACACACAAAAGATGTGAAAGAAGGTGACAGAATAAATAAGGATGAAGCTAATCATTTGTTGGAAGAAGAAATGATAGAGTATGAGAGCTATGTAAATGACATGGTTGATGTTGAGCTCAATCAAAATCAATTTGATTCGTTGTGTTCGTTTTGCTACAACTTGGGTCCACATAACCTCAAATCATCTACACTTTTAAAAGTTTTGAATGACAAGAAATATCACGAAGTTCCTGCACAAATTAAAAGATGGAACAAAGCTGGAGGAAAGGTTTTAGATGGTTTAGTAAAAAGAAGAGAGGCTGAAGCTCTTTTGTTTGAAGGCAAAGAATGGATTGAGGTTTAATATGCCTTTAGCTAAATATGTTTTTAAACCAGGAATAAATAAGGAAGGAACTAACTACTCAAATGAAGGTGGTTGGTTTGATGCTGATAAAGTAAGATTCCGTAAAGGCAAACCTGAAAGAATAGGTGGATGGACAAAGTTTTCTACAGATGATTTTATAGGAACTTGTAGAAAATTATATCCGTATAAAGCAACAAGTGGTGAAAACTATGTAATTTTAGGAACACACCAAAAATTATATGTTTTAAATGGTTTTAATTATTACGATATAACACCTATAAGAGCAACAACTTCTGCTGGAGATGTTACTTTTTCTGCGAGTAATGGCAGTTCAACGATAACTGTAACCGATACAAGTCATGGTGCAGTAACGGGAGATTTTGTTACTTTTAGTGGTGCTGCTACTTTAGGAGGATTGGTTACTGCTACTGTATTAAATCAAGAATATCAAATAGATTTAGTCACCTCAGCGAATGCTTATACAATAACAGCTAAAGATACTTCTGATGCCACAGTTACAGCGAATGCGAGTGATTCAGGTAATGGCGGTAGTTCTGTAGTAGGTGCTTACCAAATTAATTCAGGTCTAGACGTTTATGTAAGAAGCACAGGCTGGGGTGTAAATACTTGGGGAGCAGGTGCATGGGGTGAAGAATCTGATTTATCTTTAACTAATCAATTAAGATTATGGTCTATAGATAATTTTGGTGATGACACTATAGCAGCTCCTAGAGGGGGTGCTTTGTATTTTTGGGATAAATCAGATGGTTTAACTACAAGAGCAGTTGCTTTATCAGCAGAATCAGGTGCTAGCGATGTGCCAACAATTTGTTTGCAAGTTATGACATCAGATGTTGATAAGCACGTTATCGCTTTTGGTTCTAACCCTATAGGAAGTTCTGCTATTGATCCTTTATTAGTTAGATTTTCAGATAGAGAAAGTGCAGTAGATTGGACTCCTACAGCTACTAATCAAGCGGGTGGTGTGCAGTTGTCACAAGGTTCTACAATAATAAGTGCATTAAGAACAAGACAAGAAATACTTATATGGACAGATGCAGGTATTGTTTCTATGCGTTTTGTTGGAGAGCCTTTTATATTTAGTTTTACAGAAGTAGCTGAAGGTGTAAGTTTAATATCGCCTAATGCTGCAACAAATGCCAATAATAGAGTGTATTTTATGGATCGCAGTGGTTTTCATGTCTATTCAGGAACATCACAAAGATTGCCTTGTACTGTGTTAGATTATGTTTTATCTGATTTAAACCAAGACCAGTCTCACAAAGTTTTTGCTGGTTCAAATGAAGGGGTTAATGAGGTTATATGGTTCTATCCTTCAGGCACTAATACAGAAATAGACAAATATGTTTTGTTTAATTACTTAGAAAATACTTGGTCAATTGGTACAACATCAGATAACTTTGTTAGAACTGCATGGAATGAAGCATCTATATATGAGAATCCAATAGCAGCTAGCAAAAATAGCAGCACAGTAAATACAAATTATATATATAACCATGAAGTAGGTCATGGAGATGGTAATGATGCTTTTACTGCCTATATAGAATCAAGTGATTTTGATTTAGCTCCTGATGGAGAAAACTTTACTTTTATATCTAAGTTAATACCTGATATAGAATTTAGAAATCAACAATCAACAAGTGATACTGTTACTTTTACAATAAAAGGCAGAGATTATCCTTTGCAAGATTTGTCTACTTTACAAACTATAAATGTAACTCCAGCTTCTACTTTTGAAAATACTAGAGCTAGGAGTAGACAAGCAGCTATGCGTATATCTAATTCATCTAGTGATTATGGTTGGCGATTAGGTGATTTAAGGTTAGAAATTAGACCAGATGGGAAAAGATAATGGCTGATATCAAAACGATAGCATTACCAGCAGTAAATTTAGATTATGATGCTAATAATGAAGCTGTTACACGCAGAACTATTGAACAAGCGATAGAAGATATAAATGTTAAGATAACAAACATACAAAGGATGCAATCAACAGTTACAAGTAAAGCTTCTAAACGACATCAATTTTTATTAATGGGGTTAAAACATGGCTGATAGCTTAAAAGTATTAGGTCAATTAGACCCTGCTGCAACAACTGTAACTACGCTTTATACAGTGCCAGATATGACGCAGACCACAATTAGTTCTATTATGGCAGCAAACAGAACAGGTTCAGCCATAACATTTAGACTAAGTGTTCATGTGGCTGGAGCAGGTGCAGATGATAAACAGTATTTATACTATGACAAATCAGTTGCAGCTAATGATTCATTGGCTATAGTTATAGGTATAACACTTAATCAAACAGATGTATTAAAGGTTTATACAAGTGCGGTTGATATGAGTTTTAATGCCTTTGGTTGCGAAACTAAAGAGGAAAGATAAATGGCAAATGAAAATGATACTTTAAAAACTTTTACTCCTTCAGTTGATGAAGGATTGTTTGATGTTAGTCCACAACTAACATTAGATGCTCTTTCAGGTATTTTAAATCCTTTTTCAAGACAAAACACTTTTAGAACACCTGCTAGAGAAGAAGATATAAGGAAAGAACTTAAATCTTCTCATATACCTGAATTTACAGATTTTCTTTTAAAAGGCGGTACTAGAGGTGTTGGCACAGATGATTTAGATAAAACTTATGCTAAAACAGATAATCCTTTAATTAAACAAGCTATTTTACGAGGAGATGATTTTGTTACAGGTAATATTATAAGAAATAATTTTTATGGTCTTGATCTTGATGATAGAAATTTAATTTCTCAAGCGTATGTTATAAATGCTAGATTTAATCCTTTTAGTTCATTAGGTAAAACAAAAAAAGGTGAAGAAGTACCAAAAAATATAATAGCAGAATTTAATAAATTAAAAAAAGGTAAAAAAGATTTTGATGCTGGCAATATAACGGAAGAACAATATGAAACTATAAAAGGTAAATCTTATAGAAACCTTACAGAAAATATTAGTAAAGAAGCAAGTATGTCTTTATTTAAAGACCCAAGATCAATGGAATCTATTCCTTTCAATGACCCTTATGCAGGTAAACCAAAATCAAGAAAAGCAGCTATAGAAGCAGGAATAGGTCCATTTGAACAAGGTTTTAGTGGTTTAAGGGCATATGATTTATCTCCATTAGAAGAATTACAATTAAAATCTAAGTATGGGTTTTCTCCTGAAGTGCCAAGTTATTTAGGTCCTCGTACTGGTACTAATTATGTGCCAACCAAAAATCAAGAAAGGTTTAGAGTTATACCTCAAAGAAGTAAAGAAGGTTATGAAGGTTTTGAACCAGAAAGAAGAATAGACAGATTGGAAGATTTTGTTTCTATGGAAGATTCTAATATGTTAAGTGGACCTGAAGGAGTTTATTATAATCCTGAAACAAAACAATTTTTAAGAGGAGAAACTACATATGGTGAACCTCCTGTTTTACAAGGTTACAAATATGATCCAAGACTTATAGAATTAATGCAAATGCAAAGAAGTCCAGCTTTTGCAGAACAGTTTAAAAATAATGGCGGTTTAACACAATTAGCAAAAGGTGGAACTATGGATATACAACAACAAACTAAAAACGTAGCAGCACAAGGTCGTTATGGTGACTCTATGCTTTTGCACGTTAATCCAGCAGAGGTAAAAGGATTAGCGTCAGCTATGCCTATAACAGTCAATCCACAAACAGGACAACCAGAAGCATTCTTACCTTTTCTAGCACCTTTATTAGGAAGTTGGGCTGGAAGTGCTTTATTAGGTGCAGGAACAGCAGCAGGATTAAGTACAGCAGCAGCAGCAGGTATTGGTGCAGGTCTAGCACAAACAGCAGTTACAGGTGATATTAAAGAAGGATTAAAAGCAGGTCTTATGGCAGGTTTTGGGTCAAAAATTCTTGGAGAAGCTGGAGCAGAACAAACAGGAGCACTAGAGGGAGCGGAAGCAACAAAACAGATATCATCAGCACACACACAAAACCTTTTAAAAGACCCTAAACTTACACAACCAGGTGAGCTTCTAGCTGGTCAAATAGGACCACCACCACCTGTTTTAAATGAATTAGGAAATGTTGAATTAAGTAATTTAATGGCAGATGCACAGAATCGTATAGGTGAGAGAGCACTAGGAGCTTCTTCTAAATTCTTAGAAGGCAATCCTTCAAACATAGATTCATTGAGAACTGCTTTTGCAGACCCAACAGGTGGTTATAATGTAGGGCAAGGACTTTCTAATATTGGTTCAGCAGCCATGAATGACCCATTAGCATTAGCTGCACTAGGAACTACTGGAACAATGTATGGCATGGATATGATGCAAGCTGATTACGAAGAACAAATGCGTAGAATTGAAGAAGAAAGGTTAGAAAGAAAAAGACAAAATGAATTGATGAATCCTGAACCTATACTTTTCTCAGCAGAAGGAGGAATAACTGGTTACGATCTTGGAGGCATGGTAAGAAGTAAATTTGGTGACTTGCCTGATAATATAGGTGGAGAATTGCCACAAATTTATGCTCCAGCAAGACAACCTTATCAAATTAATCCTGATTTTATGCCTGGTTTTTCACCTGAAACTATGTATTTTAATCCAGCCACAATATCAGCTCCTGCGTCAGGTTTACAAGCAGGTGCACCTTCAATAGGAGTAGATACATATGAAGGCTCTAAAGGCGGTTATGGAGGCAGACAGGCTTATATAGCTCCACAAGTATCTATTGACCCATATGCTGCTTATACAGGTGAAGCACCAGAAGGATTAAAATTTGGTAAACAACCTAGACCTGTATTTGTAGGACCTGAATTACCAGACCAAGGACTTGTAAATCCAGGAATACCTGATTTTGATGGACCTGTTGGATTAGGTGGAAGAATAGGTATTCCTAATATAGGAAACTTAGATATGCAATCAATAATAGATAGTCTTGACCAATATAATATTCCTGAAAGAGAAATTGGTTTAGGTGAGTTTATGAATCAACAAATTACACCATATCTTGATAATACTATGAATATTGCACCTACTTTAGAAGTTGCTCCTAAACTAACTGACATGAGCGAAGACGATCTTCAACCTTTTATTGACGCAAGAAATGAAGCTGGAGGAACGGACAATATGTCAAGAAGTGTAGAGAATTTCTTACTTAGGTCAACTACTAGACTTTTAGAAAATGCAGGAATGATTCCTCCTTATGAAGATTCCGCTAATAAATATCCCATAAATACAACTAAATCCGCAGACGTTGTGCAACCTCGTACTCTTGGTAAACAACTACTACCAGGCACAGACAATGGAATAGATATTTCTCAATATTTAGGTGGTGATAATAGAGAAGATACATTAAAAGGCTTACAAGGTATTTTTGGTCCACAAGTAGAAGCTGGTAAACCTGAAGCTTTAATTGACCGAAATAATTTAATTGAATATATGAAAAATCAAGGGCTTGAACCTGATTTTGCAAGTGGTGGCGATACTGGTTTATTTAGTGATCCTGTATTACTTCCTCCTACTATGCCTATGACTGCTCCAGTAGCTCCTTTTGGAGTTAATCCTATGCCAGTAGATATAATGCCAATTCCTGCTTCTTCAAATCCAAATATTGAACCTTATACTCTAGGCTTTGTTTCTCCTCCTGATCCTGTTATTGCTCCTCCTCTTTCTCCTATTCCTGTTCCTACTGAAGCAGGAGCACTTGCTTCTGATTTAACTCCTGCTCCTGTTCTTACTCCTGTGATTGCTCCTGCTTCTAATTATGTGGGTGGTTTTAATCCTGCTTCTACTCCTGATATTCCTGTTGAACTATCATCTGTTATAAAACAAAATTTAGAAGATTTAAAAGAATCAGAACCTGATTTTGCAGGTGGTGGAAAAACTTTATCTAAAATGGGATATCAAGAAGGTGGTATGACAGATATGATGAGTGACCCTTTAACTCAAGAAGTTGCTAGGTTTATTTTGGGTGAATCTGATAATGAAGAAGCTTTAAATATGTTTTTAACTAAGTATGGAAATGAAGCCTTTATGGAACTTAGAGAAGCTGTATTGCAATCTATAGTTCCAGGTGCTCAAACAGAAGGTTTAATTGCAGGCGATGGCGAAGGTGGAATGGATGATGACCTCAGAGGAATGATAGGGAATAAAGAAAAAATAGCCGTATCTCAAGACGAATTTATAGTTCCTGCTGATGTAGTATCTATGTTAGGAGATGGTAGTTCAAATGCTGGTTCTCAAGAACTCTACGACATGATGGATAGAGTTAGACAAACTAAAACAGGAACTACTAAACAAGCACCTAGATTAGCTAATGCAGGAGGACTATTGCCAGCATGAATGAGCCAGCAATGAATCAAGAAGCTTCAGGTATTTATGAAATATCTTTAGTTCCAATAGAACAAATGCCTTTAATTTGGTCACAAGTTGAAGGATTTTTAAAAAAATCTGCTAAAAGATCAGGTGGCAGAACAAGAATTGAAGATATTTATTATGATTTAATAAATAACCAATCTCAATTATGGATAATATTTGATACAGGAGATTTAAAAATAAATGGAGTACAGATAACTTTATTTAATGATTATCCAACTGGTAAAAGAATGCTTAATCTTGAGCATACATCAGGCAAAAATATGCAAGATTGGGTCGAAGAAGGTATAGAAGTAATGATGAAATTTGCCAAATCTAATGGATGTGAAGGATTAGAAGGTATGGGTCGTCATGGTCAATGGAATTGGGTCAAAAACAAAAGAGGCTGGAAGAAGCCTGCAACATTTTACGAATATATATTTGAGGATGATAAATGAAAAAATTTAAAGGTGGTGGTGGAAGTTCTGCACCAACAGAACAAACTGTATATAGCACAGACTTACCTGAATACGTTGAGCCGTATTTTAAACGGCTATTGCAACGTGGAGAGGCTGAATCATTACAAGGATACACTCCTTATGGGGGTCAAAGGCTATCTTATTTTTCACCTGATGAATTAACCAGTCAGGCAATGACTAGAGGTTTTGCAACTGCTGGTACTCCACAACAATTTACAGATGCAGCAGCAAGATATGGTGACACACAAGGCTATGCTCCACAATATCAAGCAGGACAATTTGACCCTGGTTATACAGCAAGGACTAGAGATTCAGGTTATCAAGCTGGACAGGTTGGTCCATCTTATGCACCTATAAACTATGAACAAAACATACAAAGGTTTATGTCACCTTATCAGCAGAATGTTATAGACGTAGAAAAACGTGAAGCTATGCGTCAATCTGACATAATGGGCAAAGGTATAGGTGATGCAGCTACAGCTCAAGGTGGTTTAGGTGGTTACAGAGAGGCTATACAACAAGCAGAGCGAGAGCGTAATTTAGGACAGCAACTAGGTGATATACAAACTAGAGGCAGTCAAGCAGCATTCCAATCAGCTCAACAACAATTAGCAGCAGAAAGAGCTGCTGGTTTAGGTGCAGCTCAATTTGGATTGCAACAATATGGAGCAGGACAACAGGCTCAACAAACACAAGAACAGTTAATGCAGTCTGCTATGCTAGCAGGTGAACAGGCAAGAATAGATGCAGCTAAACTTGGATTGACAGCTCAACAACAAGAGGAAGCAGCAAGACAACAACAAGAAAAGTTTGGTCAAAGTGCTTATGATTTATCTAATCGTTATAACTTAGCTGCTGCACAAGGATTAATGGGTGCAGGTCAAACTATTGGTCAGGATGCTTT